ACGTTTGAATTAATCCCAAAACCAAAAATCCAATTCCACAATTCCAAAAGTTCAAATTTGGCTTGTACAGAATTGGATTTTTTCGAGATGCCCTAAATTATTATGGGCTTATTACTATCTTTGCAATGCCTAACGAAACAAAACTTATTATAGCTGATTCACGTCGAACGGCATAGCCGTGCGGAAGCGTTTAAGAGACGCACGTGAATCAGCAAGTTTTGTTTGTTTTCGTTAGGCCTCCGCACGGTTAATTTTTCCTCCTTTTCTAATCAAATGAGCGAGCATTTCAGGAGTTGGAATATAGTTCATTGTGAAGACTTCTACCTTCGTTGAACCTATCGTACTGGACGCACTTTTCGACATCTCAAACTGTATCTGAAACCAATCATTTCTAGTGGCGTAATTGCTCAATATTTCGCTCGGATAAGTAGTCATCAGGAACTTCCCTTTGACCTGCTCACATTGCTTCAATAGCTGCTCGAAATCTTCCTGAGTATAACCACGATAATGACCCATATTACTGTTGAAATATGGCGGATCAATGAAGTGAAATGCATCCTCGCAGTCGCTGTTTTTGATTACGTTCACGCCGTCTCTACAGAAGATTTGAGTGCCTTCTAAACGCTTGATGTAACGCTCATCGAATTGCTTCTTTTTGTTATCAAAAGACTTGCCGAAATTACGGTCTCTGCTGAACTTCCAACTGTTATCTAAAATGTTCAAAAAGGTCTGGTGAGACAACACAAATAATGCCCATGCCCTAAGCACATTATTTCTTTCATCTGGGTCAGTATTAAAGTAGATTTCACGAGCTTCACGATACTGTTCTTCGCTGTGAAGCGTAATATCTATTTCAGATTTGAGCTTACGAAACTCTCGCTTCGCTACCTTATAGAAGTTCACGACCATCTTATTGGTATCGTTGATGATCTCAATTTTAGCGGGTTCTTTTGCGAAGAACAACGCACCCCCTCCAAAAAATGCTTCCGAATAAATCCGGTGATCAGGAATTAAGGGTAATAATCTGGAGAGAAGCTGTTGCTTCCCTCCATAGTAACTGATTGGGGTTTTTAGATCGTTTTTGCCTAACGTCATTGTGTGTTTAAATTGTATTTAAAAATTGATTAAAAGAATATTAAGGTGTACACGGCATCCGGTGTAAATCATAAGCAAACTGACGAGCTGCCAAGCTTCCGCCAAGCACTAAATAAAACTTCCGCTCAACCACGCCTATCGGCATAACTTGCTTTTGCCCAGGGGCTGAAATTTCGTTGTAGATTATCGTGCGTGGATTTCCCGAACCTCGCATATCATCATGTACGCTCGCTTTGTATTCTTCCTTTCCATCCCAAACGAAAGAAACCCCTTCTGTATCGGCCTGATTAAATATACCTATCCATTTTTCAGTTAATTCAAGTGGGCTGTAGTATTCAGAACGTGCATCCACGCCGCTATCGGCCAGCGTTGCGGTTTCTTTTGATTGCAACGGCTGATACTGAAATGGCCGACTGCCGCTGTAATGCCGGATTACGGGAAACTGGGCACGGTCAAAAAATCCAAAGGGGTTCGCGTCTAACGACTGATAACCTGATAAGTACGGAATGTTGAGTGTTAAACGTACTCTGATTTCAAGTACGTTATCTGCCACAACCCTGTGCCACGTTTCAGAAAAACCATCTGCGTAAACTTTTGCCCCATTTTTGGCGTAATTATACTGCCAAAGGTCTGCCTTGCTGTAAAGCGTTTTGGTCGCCACATCCCAAGTTTTTTGCGTTGGAAAACCTCCAAAATTCGAGCCGTTAGGAATCCCTCCATTAACGTGCGACTCGTAAACTCCCTGCGGCAGACCGTTCCAATTTCTTCCCTCACCCAAAGCCGCACTGCTGGTATATCCGAGTGTGTTTCGATAATAATTCTCCAAAAAATTAGCATCACCAATGTAGGGGTCAATACCAACTTGAAGCCCCGCATCTTCTTGTCGAGTGCCGCTCAGCGTACTGCCAACACGGCTAAAATAATCCAACACGCCGCCCATATCATTACACGTTCCAAAAATATAATTGTTAGTGCGGAGGTAGTTGTAGCTCGTTGTAAATGGAACTTTTGAACGACCGCTAACATCGGGATTTTGGTCGGCTTCGTAGATAACCGTACCCGTATAACTTGCGGGGGCAATGGCACTGGGGTAAACCTGTGCCACGCCGTCAAACCCTTCACTGACATTAATCTTGTCAATATTAGGGTCATTATTAGGGTTGTAGAATCCTAACTGGGTAGAAGTTCCGTGAAACTTCACGGCTACCGTGTGGTTTTGCCCGTTCCGCCACCAAAATATGTGATCGAAATCAAACTGCCAACGGTAGCGACCGTTAGCATCTACATTGTATGCGGCTGCGGCTCCTGTGTGTGGCTGCGTAGCAACGGTTGTTCCCATATAAAAGGTGTCAATATAAATATCGACCTTTTGCGGCGTGGCGGCATTGTTCTTGTCAATTACCCAGCCGCCCATAAATATTCGTTTTGGCTTGCCAGCCTCGTTAATGATACTTATCCCGTCAACACTACCAACATACCTGTTCGTATCGGCAGCGGGGTAGCTACTATTGGTTGTCGGAACTTCGCAGATATTGTTGCCCGGGTTCACGAACAAGTTCACGGCAAAGCTTTGTGATACCGTACCGACGCAGCTAACTCCTACAAGCGATAAGCTGTAAGTTGCATCGGGTAACGCATTAGTTAAGGTCAAGTTCACCGTACCCGGGCCAGCGGTAATATTCCCGCTGTTGACGACTGCGTTGCTTGCATTCCTGATATTCCAGTTAACATTTGTCAGGTTCTGTCCCGCAAAATCGAAAGAAATTGACGTGCGTGAATTAACCGTAATGCTGTTAATAACCAAACCCGTACAAGCGGGCAGCGTCGTTGAGCCTTCAAGAGCATCTAACCTGCTGTCTAAACTCACGAGCGTCTGATTCACAGAGCTTAGGCTATTGTTAATTTGCGTAATCTGAGAAGTAATACTGCTAAAGTTAAACTGCTCAATGGCTGACATTCTCACGTTAATTTGCCCAATTGAATTAGTTAGATTAGAAATAAGACCATTCAGTGTAGTTATTTCTGTAGTTGACAAGCCGCTTTGTAGCGTAGCAATTAAATCGTAAAAGTCTGCCTCCGTTGGCTTCTTACCTGTCTCGAAACGTTCTTCGAGGTATGCTATGGTTCTTACTGTTCCGGTCATGTGACTATAATTGAATGATGATAAAATAAGTAGCAGCGGGCTTGTGTTGATTGATGTATGCCCTGACTTTTTCCCGTAACTTATCCGAAGTAGCAGGAATAAGAACGTTGAAATTATTCGACGATGTCGTTTGAATTAGTATCGTATTCGCTGAAATATTGAGTATCCTCGCTATATTCGTTTTCAGCGAAATCACCTGCCCAGTGGCGTGTAGCTGATAGTTGGTATCAAACTGATAACGCTGGAAATCATCTGTGAGCTTCAACACTGGAAATAGCAAAGCTCGCAACAAAGCAACGGCCTTGGGCTTCCGGCGAAGCGGCCAGAGTAGGTGGTTGACGTAGTTTTCGAGGTTGATTCTAAACATATACTATCAGTGAGTTTTCGTCAAATTCAAAATAACCTGCAAAAGAATCCTTGAAACGTTCATTCCTGAACGAAACGAACCCGTTTGCGTCTTCAAAATAAAAGCCGATATAGACATCTTCTACTTCATCCATTTGTGCTAAATGGGCAATTAATTGCGACAAATACAGACGGCCATCGAAAGGCAGATTTTCGAGAAAACTGACAATAGCATCTCGAACCGGAAACTCAGCCACATTACTTACCCTGCTGCCGTCAGTTGTGAGCAACAGCCGATTCACTTGAACACTCCCAACGAGCTTCACTTTCTCAGGAAAAACGTTGCGGAATTCGTAACGGATGCCTGGGAACTTGATCTGCTCAAGATACTCGAAGAAAGCATTCGATTGCTGAGCGTTAAGGGGTGACATCCGTCCAGCTACATTCCTCGTCGCTACTTTCAGCACAACTTTTGCTCCGTTTCCGTCATTTGTATCGCTTGCCGCTGCTTGGTAGATAATCCGTTTTTCTGGGCTGTCGTTCAGGTATCTAATTCCCTTTTCGTCATAAATGAGCGTATCACCGAACTGAAAGGCTTTCATTTGTTGCACGTACCAGCTTAGCGTACCAACCCGATTATTGTTTGCAATGGCATCTACCTCTGCACGATAGCTGTCCATGCTCTTTTGAAGATTCAGAACAAGCAACGCAAACATATTCTTCATGAGCCGCCAAAAAGAAGTTGCTGAAGACGAGTTCAGTTCCGATAGTTCCGGGAATTCAGCCTGAGCCGCTTCAATGTCTTCTCTTATTTGTTCAAGTGTCTGTGCCATATTATCTGATAATAAATGTGTTTTCGATAACCATTTCGCCGATTCCTAAATCGGTTGAATCAACCGTGAGTGTAGCAATCGGCATAAGTGCGGCATTGCGGCTCACCACACGGGGGGCGGCAACGCTCAACGGGGTCGCGATGGCATCGCCTTCGCTAATTTTTTCGGATATTCCCAATATCCCGTTCAATTCAACTAGGTCAAATATCGCCGTAATATCACCCTGCGTTTCGATTGCGATATCAAAAAGCGACTGCCCACGTTTCGCTATATAATCAGTATTCGCCATCTATTTCAATCGTTCCGTTGTTGTTCAGTATGAGCTTCGTAACCTTGACGCCGTCCTGCTCCAGTCCGAGTCGGATCGCCCGAATCAGTTCTTCAGAATCGAACTCATCGTTTATGTAGCGATTAATGCCGATACCGATTTCTGGATCAAACTTGAAAAAGCCCTTTTCGGCAAACATCAGGTCATTAATGTGCTGCTGCACCGAATCGCCGACAACTACATCGCCGTTTTCGATTCGCAAATCTCCAGTTTCAGTATCAAAAAGTATATCCTGTGTCATGATAAAAAGCTATTTAAACGCACATTCAACGCCACTAAATTCGCAATATTAACCGGGTTAAACGTCCCCGGGCCCGTTGGTGTAACTAACTGCATTCCCTGTAATTCCGTAATCAAATCACCGATAATACTTTTCAAACTCTCCGCCGAATTTTTGATTTCAACTTTCCCCTGAGCTTCGATAAGCACGCTGCCGTTTTTCAACGCTATCGTTGATTTACCGTCGGTTAACGAAAGTGAATCCTTACTGAAGCTGACCTCCGTGGCTTCAATTTTGATGTCGAAACCGTCGATTTCGTTCATGGCCGCTACGTAGTATTCACCCGCTGTTTCCTCTCCGCCTACCAAAGCAATCAAAACGCTGCTTCCCGCAGCTGGGTAATTGACGTGGTAACTGCTCGGCTTCGTGCCAGCAATAGAAGCTTGCAACCGAACGCCCGGCATCTCCAATTCATCAAGCATCACAACCGTGCAGGTAAGGGCATCTTTATCTACACTTTTGATTACGGCGGGTTGGCACTGCACTTGTTTGCCGTGCAGCCTTTTGAGTTTCTCGTATATTTCTGCGTGGGTTGCCATTAGCTTAATCGTTCACCTAATTCTAATTTCCGTTCATAACCACTTTGCGAAAAACTTACCGTAACGCCCTTCACGAAGTAGTTGCCTACTCGGTCTGGGTAATCCGGGTCAATTACCTTAGCCACGTAACCCCGCTCACTGTACGGGCGGCCAAACGTAGTTACATCGCCCCGAAAGCCCGAATAACTCAGCCGCTTGAGTTCGTCTTTTGCGATACGCTCCAGTGCAGCTTCATCGGTGATGTTCAGGCGGGGCGGTAATTTGATAACCTCGCCGCCTCGTTCGCCAACTTCAATTTGTCGGGTTGACTTGTTATCTTTTCCTACGCCCTTCAGCTGAACCTGCACTTTGACATCTTCGGCCGAAACGTATTGCAGGTTGCTTGCCTTCACGTTTTGCTCGAAATCAACGGTTACGTTCCCGAAGCGTTCGAGGTAGCGATACCCCGCAAACAGTTTGCCGTCCCTTATATATAATGATATATTGAACTGATCCTTGATTTTCATGAGCACCTCGTAGCCCGTGGCGGATTGAATCACGAACTTATCGTACTTCAAATCCGAAACGCTGGAGTCAAGCCCAAAACCGAGCTGGGAGGCAACGCTTTGCAGGATGTCCGTAACGGAAGCATTAACGAATACTTCTGACTTCACGGCCTTTCTAAAAAGGAACATTTCATCTTCGCACTCAATAACTACGGGGCTGTTCACGCTGATGCTCCGCACGTAACCCACAAACTCGGTCACGTTTTCTCCGTCATAACCAAGGTCGAATTTGACCTTCATTCCCCGCTTTACCCGCCGCTCAATATCGTAGGTAACGTTATTGATGTACGCCGGAAGCGTAATCGTGGCAGTATCTGACAAGGTATCCACGCTCGACTGTATCTCTACCTTCGAGAGTCCTTTCAAGCGATTAAGCCCGATATGAATGTTATATGTCAGTGCAAACGTTGCCATTAAAACAGTTCAAATGGTTGGTCAGAATACCCCTTGATTACATACGCCTGATTCTGGTAGCCCGGCGTGTGCATAAAATCATAATCTTCGATGGTCATATACTGAATCCCGAAAAGCGTTAGGTACGGGCTGCTGACCTCAATAGCCTGACGAAGCTCGCAGAATTTCCGTATTTGGTTGATATCCTCGGCGGGTAGCCGCTCGGAGTCAGAACCGAGGATAATCCCCTTAATTTCAATTTGGTAATCATCCGCCGTCCACAGCTCTTTCACCGTTCCGGCATCACGGTTTTTCAGTATCGGATTTCTTGTTACAATATTTTTGCCCTGCACACTCACCAGCGGCTCAAGCGGGTATTGGTACGTATTGCCGTTTGCCGTCATCTTGAGCGGACACCGGATAATCGTGTTGCTCCCCGCCACTACGGGCTGCCCTCCGGTTGGGAGCGGCTCGCCGACCGTGCCGAACTGAGCCTTGTAAATTTGGTTGATGTCAAATAGTACGATGCTCATATTATTCTACCGCCAAACGATCCCCGGTTAGTAATACTCTATTCAATTCCTCCAACACCTGATTCGCAACGCTTTTCGGATCAAACTTATCACCACCACCAAAATTCTGATTAAACGTTGCCAACTGCTGAAGGTTAATAGTTATCGTTTTGCTGACTGACCCTTTGACGGTATCACTTATACCGGAGGCCTTACCCGCTCCGCCGTCAGCTTCGCCAATGGGTGAGCCACCACCTACCATGTCTCCTAAACCAGTAGCTCCCATGAACTTACTGACGAAGCCGGGTGCTTTCCCTTTGTCGAGCAACTCCTGAGCTTTGCGGGATTTCTCATAAGCGTCAGCTACTTTTAATCCTGCATCGTAGCCGATACCAAATTTGACAAGCAATTTTGAGCCAAGACCAAGCGTAAAGAAATCAAGAACCGACATGGCTACGCTTTTCGCTTTCTCCAAAAGCCAACTGAACATCCCGCTGAATTTTTCTTTGATAAGCGAAACCACGCCGCCTACCTTATCACCAAGCCAGTTCCAAACTTTGACTATTAAGTCAATATAAGGCCTCAAACGGGCGTAGATATAAGCCAGTGCCAAGTTCCAGCCAATTTTGATATAGCCGTAAATCTCACTAATCTTAGCCCAGACCTCCTGAAATTTCTGTACGGCAAGTTCCCACACGTATTTCAGACCTTCCCACGTTTGAATCACTACACGCCTAAATGTTTCGGATTCGTTCCAGGCGTAATAGATTGCCGCTCCGAGAGCGATAACGCCCAACGCAATGAGAGCGACCGGGTTTGCCCAAAGTGCCTTCATTGCGGTTGCAATACCCGCAAAGCCATTCCTGATAAAATTGAATGGAATACTGATAAACTTGGAAGTCATCAAGGCTATTTGCCACGAAAGCGAAGTGAAATTAACGGCATTAATGGCCGCTCCAATCGCCAAAAAACCAGCCGCATATTTCAGAAACGGAAACCGCTCGAACAATCCGGCAACGAAGCTCACGCCCTTACCTACGATGTTGATAACAAACGCCACCGTGTTAAGCACCTTTGCCAGCAGGTTAGCCATTTCCACGGCCGAATCTCCGCCGCTTCCAAAAAGCCCAAACGCAACGCCAACCCTATAAAGAGCGTTGAAAACGCTTTTAAAGGCGGCGGTTAACGAGCCAAAAGCCGTTTCTACGGGCTTCAAATTCTTCATAAACCGAATAACCCAATCAAATGCTTTGGTCAGTGAACCCGTCGCCGAGAAGCCAACTTCGGCTATTCGGGTCTTGATATTTTGCGTGATGGTCTTCCACTTACCCCACGCCGTGTTCATAATCACATCCAACTTGTCGTTGAACTTACCGCCCTCGCTGGTCATTCGCTGAAGGGAAGCGTAAACATCGTCGTAACTGATTTTGCGGGATTCTTTGAGTTTGTGGAACTGCTCCAGCGAGATGTTCTTGAACTTGGCAATTTCCTCCTGAATTCCGAACACGCCCTGGTTCATTAATTCGTTGAGTTCATCGCCCTGAAGGTAACCCGTGCCTTTGATCTGCTCCATACGCCCCAAAATACCCCGAAACTTTGTGGCATCGCCCATGGCAAGTTTTCCGAGCATCTCGGTAATCTGCATCGTTTGGTCGTAGCCAAACGTAGAGGCAATTCGGGTGGCAGACTCCGTCACGGTGTTGCGGTCATAGACGGCATATTTCTCTGAATACGCCTTAACTTTGTCGAGGATGGCGTTTGCCTGAGCCGCGTTGCTCACAAAGGCCTTGAACGTTTCTTCGTTCTTGCCCATCTCCATGCCGTTGTTCAGGGCAGTACCGCCCACGTTCAACGCACCGTACAGCATCGCTCCGGCGGCAAGTCCACCCGGCATAATTCCGCCCAACATCCCACCGCCCCGCTGTGAGCCGTCGGCACGGGCGTTGCGGCGTTCTATTCCGTCAAGTTTTCGTTGTAGTATCGTAAGTTCCCCGTTGGCTCGTCTAATCTCCCGGTCATCAATACCGATGCGGAGGCCATCCCTGAATTTCCTCAGCGATTCTATCTTGTCACGAAGCCCCGTAACCGTAACCGCCGAACGGTTGAAACTGCGTTGGACGTAGGAATTTGCCCGTTCCACGACTCGCTGAGCCGCCTGAGCGGAGCGGCCAACTCGGTTCATCACCGGAGTCATCCTGTCCATCAAATTCCAAATTACGCTGAGGTTCATCGTTTTGATTCAAAAAAAGCCCTACTCGGCAGGGCTTTCAGATTTAATTGGTTTCAACAATTTTAATAAGTATTGTGCTTCCCGCCATTGCACTACAAAGTCTTCATCACTGAGTTGGTACGGGTCGTTTTTAAAAAAGTACCTAATCCACGCCGCCGCCTGAATTTCCCACGCCTCATCCGACTTCGTGGGTATCTCCGGCAGAGCGTCTAATACTTTTTTAGCTTACCCTTTCCAATTTTAATGATTGGCACGGCGTTCATGGCCGCCGTGAAGTTTACGTCTTCGTCACCTAAAATTTCGTCGTCAGCTTCCAAGATACAGTTTTTCAAAATCACGTTTCCCATCTGCACGGGGTCTCGCTGGGTCATGGCAAAGCCCTTGACCTTGTTGTTGGGCTTTTTCAAAATGGCGTAGAAAACACCCTGCTCTGGCTTGAAGTCGCTGATTTTCGCCGTTTCAATTTTCAGGTCATCGGCGGCGGCGGTTTCGTCAAGTTCCAGGTCGCTCAGTTCCCGCATATCCGCCTCAACCACAAACACTTCACCGTGTGTGTCTTTGAGGGCTTTGAGGGTTTCAAAAGTAATTTTTGATTGCTTCATTTGGTAGTTAGTTGTTTAAAAAGCCTCCCCGTCGTTGGGGGAGGTTGGTGGGAGTTCTTATTAAATCAATTGCAAGGTTTTCTCGACACTGACTACCCAGCCAATGTCACGCCACAAACGGGTTTTCTTGTACACGCCGCCCCGCTTTTCTTTCAATTCTTTGGGTGCGGAGGTGTTTGCTCCGACCACCGTAAAATACGGGAACGTCGGGTTCGGGTGTCTATCAATTATACCTTCCACGTGCCGGTAGGCTCGGAATGCTACCACATCGCCTTTCTCGGCCTTCTCTTTTGTTGTTAAGGCGGCCTTGCCATCATATCGCCAACCATCAACACTTGCCAACCTTGCGTTAGACTTGACAAACGGCACGCTGGGCATACACCGCAGCCACGCATTGGCAAGAAACGCCCCGCAATAAGCACGTGCCAAATAACTTGTACCGGGATTATTCAGTCTGTGTAAACCAATAAACTCAAAGTAATCATTGATTGCTTGGTGGTCATTTCGGTTCGTTCGCTCAATGATGCTCAACGCAGCTTGCGACTCGTAGTAATTCACGATGCAGCTTCGGGTGGCAAACTCGGCTTGCTCACTGAGATTCACGGGTTCGGGTGCTGGCGGGGCGGCATCTGCCACGAAGACAAAAAGACAGAGGGTAATTAAGGCAATAAAACGTTTCATGTAAAATAATAATTAAAGGGTGAAAAATAAAAAAGAAGAACGGCGGGGCTATCCTGACACGTCAGGAACTTCGATTAAATCGGGTTTCGCCCCTTTTCTCTGAATTGTTGTCGTATTAGCCCAGGATCAGTTGAAATACCCAGGCGATGATAAATGTCGGAAACGCCCACGTAAACAGGCAGGTCACTAACCGGATAAGCCCTTCGTAGGATGGCTTCCAAAAGTCGGTTTGGAAACTTTGTTCGGTCTGAACGTTCGTCCAGAGGTAGCGGCTTTGCTGGTTAAACAACAAGAACTGCACCCCAAAACCGGATAATATAACCGAGATACTCAGCCAAATGTGGCTAATAAAATGCAGGTAAGCGGCGTTGGTAATCCGTACCTCCGAGTCGTTCAGCGGCGAGAACACTCCGTAGCCGATAAACACCAAAAAAAACAACGCAAAAACGCCCAACATCACATACAAGCCCCGTTGGGTGCTGATACCCCGCCCAAGTTCTTTCGATGGCTCGGCAACAACTGGCGTTTCGATGGGCGGTATCGGCTTCGCAGCCTGAAAGGCTATCGGCTCAGTAGCCTGAACATCGGGCACCTGAACGCCCATGTTTTTCAGAGCCGCAAAAAGAGCATCCGCCGCTTTTTCTCGTGTTTCTTGGGCTTTTCGGGCGGCCTCTTTCTGCTTGGCCTCGGCTTCCCGCTTGGTTTTTTCGGCCTCTAGCTTGGCAAGTTGCGTTTTGAGGTCGCTTAGTTCGGCGTTCAAATCGGTGTGTTCGGTCAGTGCTTTCATTTTGCCTAACGGTTTGTTGTTAATTGTTTTTGCTGGTTCCATGCTTTTTTGGCTTCATTCTTCTTGAAAACTTATAGTGCTTTGTGCCGAGCCAAACGCCCGTTTTTTCTATTTTACAACGCTCTCTATCAACTAAGGTCTGCCTGTTTATTCGCAGAAATTTTGACGGGAAACGCCTTTCAAAATACCGTAGGCAATATCCCGACACAAACTTGATTTCGTTTGCTAAAGTTACGATGGTATAGTTGCCGTCGGCTTCGCAACAAACGATTTCGTCGGGGTATAAAACCCGATTTTTAAATCGCAGCTTAGGCAGTTGCTGCGTTATTTGGGTTCTCGACAAAGATTTCGTAACAGTTAAACACAAGCACAGTGCTGTAATTCTGGCATTTAATAAACTCATCAATGTCAATCTGAAACGGTACGTAATTAGACTCCTCGTTTTTCCACGCCACAAAACGGTTATGGTTGTTGGCGTAATTATTGCACAGTTCATCCATCTGAGATTTGTAGCCCGGATCTAAGGCGGCCATTTCGTCGTCATATTCGTTGGCGGTTTTTGCCTCGGCAAACAGTTCATCGCTTAAAGCATTCCATGCTAGTAGCGTGTCTTTCATTTTGGCCTTGTTTTTTAAAATGCCAAACTTGACAGTCGCCGTCAGCACACTCGACATTTCGAGGGTCTGTAAATTCTGAAAAATGTGTATTACACGTTCGTTGGTCATAATTATTGGTTAGTTAAGTGCTGCTACAAATACTTCTGGAAATTCATCTATCAAAAATTGTTCATCCATAAAACCCACGATATAGGCTTGGTTAATGGTATAAATGGTGTAAGTCGTTACGGGTTGCGACAAATAGGCTTGCAATTCGGGGTTAGCCGCAATAAACTGCGTTTGCAGGGCTTCGAGTTGCTGTAAATAGGCGGTATCTGTTTCGAGCCTATCTAAGTCTGGATAAGGCTCTCCGGTGTTAACCTCTAACAACTCCATGAAATCCGACCGCCACGCCAGTTTAATCACCTCAAATTCGGCAATAAACGCACCTAATCGGTGGAGGTTCACCAGAATCCCGTACTGCACGGTATTATTAAAATATTGCCAGTTTTCGTCTTCACTTAGCTGCCAAAACAGCATTACATATTTCAAAATCGTTTCTACGGTCATCATGATGCGTGTGTGGGCTTAGTTTAGTTTGATCCAATATCCGGCGTTCATTTTCATCATAACCATCTTGGCATCAAAAGTTGTCGGCAGCGACGTAAATGTATCCGCCCCCGCATTGACCGCAATAGTAAAAACTTGGTTGGCGGTATAATTGCCTTTCACGCCGCCCGGAAACTCAACGCTGATAGAACCCGCCTCGGCGGCATTGACAATCGTCAAGGCCAATTCTGAAGGGTAATTGGCCGGAATCGTCAGGGTCTTGTCGCCCTCAAACGTCATTACCACCACGCTATCTACCGCAATGGCTTCACTGAGTGCGTGTGTGGCGGTAGTTACGGTCTGCACAGTTCGGCCTAAACCCCGTGGGCCGTTGAGGGTCAGCTTCCAAGTATTAAACGTTCCTGAGCCGTTAACCTCGTCAACGTTGACCGTCACGTTGGTGCGGCTCACGGCCGTAATGGTACCGCTTAGGTAGTAACCCGCATTGATTCCCGTCGAGACCGTCAGCCGCACGTACTGCCCAACGGCTAAAGCTTGCACATTATTGACCGTAAAAACCTTACTCGCTACCGTAATAGCGTGGCTGGTGCTACTCGTGATGTTCTCAAAACCGTAGCCCCGTGGGCCTCGCATATCCGCAATCTTGATGAAGTATGTATTATTGGGCAGCATCAACCAAACGCCAATACTTGGCGGTGCCGTCAGGTCGGTTTTTTGCCACAACGCTCCGCCCGTGGTGTCAAGATAAATATCACCAACGGCCATTTCAAACTGATTCAACGCCGCCGTTACGTCACCACTGCCGCTTAATATTTGCGTATGCCCTTCGCCGGGGTCTCCTTTTTCGCCCCGTGGACCGACTTGCCCCGTGGGCCCAGCAACGCCCTGAACGCCTTGTATTCCCTGAATACCTTGCGGCCCAGTTGGGCCAGTTGGACCCCGCTGCCCCGTTAATACAATATCCCAATCGTTATGCGTTGCTAGAGCTTCACCCGTCCAGCTCAAAAAATTAATCGTGATTGTATTACCAATTACAGCCGTTACTTGGCCAAACTTGAAGTTTCCGGCGGTAGCTCCCGAACGGCTCAACAAATGTACCCAGTTACCCACCCGAAACGCCCCAACGCTGTTAGTGGTATGCGTAACCTCACCCATTTGTCCCAGTCTGTCGTTGGTGCTGCTTACCACGTTGTCGTAGCGTAGCCCACCTGCTTGTATTGGGTTTGCCACATAAACCCATATCGGTTGGTTTGGGGTATATGGCTGCGGTACAGGCGGTAGCGGGTTGGTTCGCACCACAATAGTATAAGCCCCACCGCCCAAACTCGTGCGGATATATTCTTCCGCATCATCTTGCTCAACAAAATACTCGCCGTCGTTGGCTCGCCAAAGCTGCGTTAATTGCGGAAACCGCGTAAAAATCTCTATTGCTTTTGCTTCCATAATTTAAATTCCCTTCCCCACCGTTGGGCAAGGGCAAGGGGATGGGGTTTTAACCGTAGATTATATCGAGAAAAATGAACGGCACCGTAACCTCCGCAAACTTATCGTTTTGGTTGTAGCCTTCGCCGCTGCTGGTGGCCGCACAGCCAATCAGGGTGCGGGTCGTGATACGGCCTTCTTTGGCGTACGCAATCACTATCGTCAAATCACGAAGCCCCGCTGTGCCTTTGTTGCCCTTCAGTTCCAGCAGTTTTTCTAACTCCGACTGATGAATCTTCAACTCACCTTCGTACTTGACGTTCCCGTCGTTGACGGCGATGGGCTTGTTGCCCTTGCCGTAGATGAGTTCTCGCTCGATGTCGTCTTTGAACGATATGCCCGTGGCGGCCAGCATCGTCTGCCCGTTTACCCCAATCGTTACGTCTTTCCAACCAAACTCGTTGCTATTAAAATTTGCCATATTAAATACCCGTTAAAAGTTTTATTTCCCTGTAAGTTTTACGCCGCCGCCGGATTCCTAAAACCCAAACTCACCACAATCGACTTGGCGTAGCCCACGGGCGTAATTCGCAGCACCACGTCGAGGCGGTCGGTAGCCAAAATGTTTTGTGCGGGGTCAATGAATACCTCAACCCCCGAAGCTTCCCCCCGCGACACCATCGCCAGGTTGATGGCGTTCCGAACGGCCTGCTCCAAGTACGCCACCTTGGTAAGTTCCAGTTGCCCGGCTTCATCCACCAAAATTTCGTCGTTGATTTCATTAACATACGTCGTGTATGCCAAGAATAGGGCTTTGTCAATCACCCGGTTGTTGGCCAGCGTCAGGTAGTCGTCGGTCGGGAGTGTTGCCGTGGGGTCATCGGCCAAAAAGTAGCCCGTTCTGCCCACAAACGTGCGGGGCGTGATGTAGCGTTTGTTGTGAATGGCATCTATCTGAGCATCCGAAAACTCCTCTAAATTAGCCCCGTTGGTGTAATACAGCTTCGCTACGTTCAGCGTATTATCCTTCACCCGCCCGATATTGCGTTGCACAGGTAGCTTCGCTGCTCGGCCCAGCACCAAGCCCACGGCGGCGGCGGTTTTGTTGGGTTCCGTTGTGGCCAACACCACCGAACACTTCGGAAATGCGTACGTACCGAGGTCGGTCAAATCCGCCACTTCACCGTTCCAACCCCGCCCGTCCAGGATAATACTGAAGGGCTTGAAATTATTCCGGTATTCGATTGCCAAGGCATTACCTTTCGGTAGGGCCGTGTGTACGTCTTCATCCAAACCACCTTGCGTTACTTGGGCGTACGTAATCGTGCTGTCGATGTAGCGGCTAATGCCCAACAGCCGAATTCTCCCCTGGGCAGCGTCCAGCAGCTTGCGTGCCGAGTTCGTTGTGTTGGTGGGGTCTAGCAGTTCGGTCATGGTGCGGGTCAGCGGCACGGTCATCAGCCACAACTCGGCGGCGTTTCCGGCCTCGTCATAAAACTCTTTGATTTGCTGCCACGTGTCCACCTTGTCAAGTTCGTCGGCGGCTTGCGTTAAGCCCAAAGCCTCGGCTTCGGCTAACGAGAAAATCTGCTTGGGCGTATAAAGCGGCAGGTCGGTTTTGGCCATACCTACCACAATCAGCCCCGCCACGCCGTCGGCGGTGGTGGTTATACGGCCTAAAGCCCCATTTTCAAGTACAATACTTACTCCTGGCAATGCCATAATATCAAAACGTTAAGAGGTGATTACTTGCCTTTCTTATGGGCTTTTTCTTCGGTTTCCGCTGGCTCAGCAGCGGCCTTTTCTTCCGCAGCGGCTTTCTGCTCGGCTTCTGCTTTATCGGTGGTTTCAACCGGACGGGCTACCTTAGTTGGCTTTCCGAGATTAAAGTGTTTGGCGTGAGCCAGTGCGTCAGCTTCGTTCATAAATGCCTGACGGTCAATTTCCCAAAGCTCTGTTGCGTCAGGAAAAAACTTGAATGCTTGATTTGTGTTCATAGAAGTTAAGTTG